CCTGATCGTCCCAGCAAACAAGAAACTCTATTTCATCTACAACAACACTACGGGCGGGTTCCCCGTAACGGTTAAGGTCACAGGGCTGACTGGTGTATCTGTGCCTAACGGCGCGAAGATGGTGCTTACCAGCAACGGTACAGACATCGTTGTTGCTACTAACTACATGGCTAGTCTTACTCTTGGAACACCGCTAGTAGCTGCATCAGGCGGTACTGGATTTGCCTCGTACACCGTGGGCGACATTATCTACGCTTCAGGCACAACAGCATTTACTAAGCTATCGGCATCAACGTCTGGTTATATTCTTCAGACAAACGGCGCATCAACTGCCCCTACTTGGGTGGCAAACACGGGCATATCAACAGGCAAGAGCATTGCAATGGCGCTTATATTTGGGTTTTAGTTTTCGGATTCTAACTAAACAAAATGTGGACTGAAGAACAAAGAAAAACTCAAAGTGACTTAGCGAAGGCTCGTTGGTCAGACCCTGCGTATCGCATCAGTCAATCAGAGTCAATTAAGAAGACACCGCATTGTGTAACTTGCGGAGAGACAGACATCACAAAGTTTTATTTGGATAAGCTAGGCCGCAGGACACACAAATTTTGCAAAGAATGCCATAAGATAAATTGTAAGCGTAGGTGGCATGGGTATAGCGCAGTTAAGAAAGCATCTACTCGGGTAAAGAAGTACGGGATTACCGTAGATGAGTTCATGAAGCTGTGTGAAGCGCATAACGGAAAGTGTGCTATTTGTGGCGTTGAACCAAAGACTAAACGTGGATTGCATATAGATCACTGTCATGACACTGGAGTTATAAGAGGTCTTTTGTGTAATGGCTGCAACACTGGTATAGGTCTTTTACAGGAAAGTCCGGAAATCATGACAAAAGCAATAGAGTACCTTTTGAGGAGTAAGTAATGGCAAACCCTAATATTGTCAACGTAACAAGTATCTACGGCAACACTGCGTATGTGCTTCCATCTACCACAGCAGTCAGTTCGTCTTGGACACACAACGGCACGACTGCGTTGACTGGTCTTACTCCAGCTTCTGGTAGCGTAAATAAGATCGACAGCATTGTCGCTACAAACACTACGGGTACTGCTGCGGCTGCTTCTATAGCGGTCTACAGTGCTGCGGCTCTTGGTGGGACGGCTTACTATGTCGCCTACGCGATCAGTGTCCCGGCTAACGCTTCGCTGATCATTACTGACAAGACCACTTCGTTCTATGTGACGGAGAACCAGTCTGTTGGCGCAACCACTGGAACGGGAAGTGCCTTGACCTTCGTAGCCTCCTTTGAAGTAATCACCTAAATGGCAATCCACGGCTATCCGGGCGGGTTCGTAACCACAGCCACGCCGACAGTCACTACGTCTAGCGCAAAGGGTATCTGGACAAAGGTTAGGCAGCTTGTCTATCAGGCGGCTGGTACTTGGCCTTCACCGCCTCTTACTGACGTCGAGTACCTCGTTGTTGCTGGTGGTGCGGGTGGCGGGTCATTAGGGGCGGGTGGTGGTGCGGGGGGTTACAGAACTGCTACAGGTTTGGCGGTAACGGTTGGAAATACTTATACAGTTACAGTGGGTGGCGGCGGGGCAGGTGGTGTTTATGGAACCCCGTCAGATGGAGGGACGGGATCAAGTTCTGTATTTAGCACAATAACTTCTTCAGGTGGCGGTGGCGGCGGGACGAGTTATCGTAACGGTGTTGCTGGTGCTTCTGGCGGCGGCGGCGCTAGGTCAAACGATGGCGTATCTGCACAAACAGGCGGGGCTGCTTCCCCAGCCGGTCAAGGTAATGCTGGTGGCAATGGCTATGCGCTCTGGAGTCCAAGCCTAGCAGCCTGTGGTAGTGGCGGTGGCGGCGGCGCTGGAGCAGCAGGACAAGCTGGCGTATCTTCACAATGCGGCGCTGGCGGTTCTGGTAGTTCTAGCAGTATCAGCGGCTCCTCGGTTACTTACGCTGGGGGCGGTGGTGGTGGCTGTGAATCTGCTGCAACACTTGGTGCGGGTGGATCAGGTGGTGGTGCAGCGGGGACTAACACCAGCACTCAAAACGCTGGAACAGCTAATACAGGTGGTGGCGGTGGTGGTAGCGGGTATAGCGGAAGCGTTGTAAATGGTGGTGCTGGCGGTTCAGGCATCGTAATTATCCGTTATGCAGACACCTACCCCGCAGCAACCTCCACAACAGGCTCCCCGACAATAACCGTTGCTGGTGGATACAGGGTCTACAAATGGACTGGTTCAGGAAGCATAACGATATGAAAGCCGTTTAAATGGATTACATCGGCAAGATCATCACCAAAACCCCTACCACACCAACTGGCGGGGTATTAGGCGTAGCCAACGGTATCTGGACGCTACAACAACAGGCTGCGTACCAAGCGGCAAGTCTTTGGCCTGTTCCGGGCTTTCGCATCATCCAGCAATTCACCGCATCAGGATCGTGGACAGCCCCTACGGGTGTTACGCAGGTTGAGTATCTTGTTGTTGCGGGAGGTGGTGGGGGTGGGGCAAATAACGGAGGCGGTGGTGGTGCTGGCGGGTATAGGACGGCAACAGGATTAGCCGTAACACCCGGAACTTCCTACACCGTAACCGTTGGCTCAGGGGGAACCGCAGGAGTTAGCGCAAGGGGTGGCTCTGGAAATAACTCTGTATTTTCATCAATCACTTCAACAGGCGGTGGTGGTGGTGGTGACTACGCTACTGTAGCGGGATTGTCTGGTGGTTCTGGCGGTGGCGGTAGTGCGGGGAGTGGAGGTAACAATGGTGCTGGTGGCGCAGCTTCGCCATCAGGCCAAGGTAATGCGGGTGGTACTGGTGGCCCTAACGGTGGAACTGCTGCTGGTAGGCAAGGTGGCGGCGGTGGCGGTGCGAATGCGGCTGGAACTGCGGCGGCATCAATGGCTGCTGGTAATGGTGGCGCTGGCTTATCTTCTTCAATTTCAGGTGCATCTACGCAGTATGCTGGTGGTGGCGGCGGTGGATCGTATGAGGATACTTATGGAACCGCATCCTTTGGTGGCGGTGCTGGTGGCTCTAATTCAGCTTCTCCATCTGCTACAGCAGGAACTGCTAATACGGGCGGTGGGGGTGGTGGCGGTGGTAATAGCAGCGGTGCTGCTGGCGGTTCAGGCATAGTAATCATCTCCTACATCGCGCCCAGTAATATGGCGATATTCAACTCCTCGGGTATCTGGACTGCTCCGACTGGCGTGACGAGCGTGAACTACCTTGTCGTAGCGGGTGGTGGTGCTGGAGGCTACGGATTAGGCGGTGGCGGTGGCGGTGGTGGTATGCGTACTGCTACTGGATATGCGGTTACCGCAGGAGTTGCTTACACGGTAACTGTTGGCGCTGGTGCTACTGCATCAACATCATCGTCAAGTCGAAACTCAGGTTCTAACTCTAGTTGGAATACTACTGCTGTTGGCTCTGGTGCAACGATCTCTACAACTGGCGGCGGCGGTGGAGGAGTTTCAGTAACAGCCAGTGGCGTTGGTGCAGATGGTGGAGCAGGTGGTGGTGGACGTTACTCTAGTGCTGGTGGCGCTGGGAATCTAGGAGGCTACTCACCCGTGGAGGGTGCTGCTGGCGGTACAGGAAACCCCGTGGCTATTGTTAGGTCTGACGGTGGTGGCGGTGGCGGTGCTTCTGGTGTTCAAGGGGCTACTGGTGATGCTTCTGGCAATGGCGGTAATGGAACTGCAAACAGCTTGTCAGGTTCATCTGTCACTTACGCTGGCGGTGGTGGTGGTGGTAACCGTACAGGTGGCGGCGCTGCTGTTGGCGGTTCTGGTGGTACGGGTGGCGGTGGAGCAGGGAATACTGATTCAGGAGCAGGTACAGCAGGAACTACGAATTTAGGTGGAGGTGGTGGCGGCGGTGGTCAAACTTCAGGTGGCGCAGCAAATGGTGACGGTGGCGCTGGCGGTTCAGGCATAGTAATAATCACATGGTAAAGGGATAAACATGGCACATTTTGCTAAAGTTGAAAACGGTGTAGTCACTCAGGTCATCGTCGTATCGAACACGGACACGGCTGACTCCCAAGGCGTTGAAAAAGAGTACCTCGGCGCTGCGTTCTGTGAACGGCTATTGGGTGGGGAGTGGAAGCAGACTTCCTACAACGGGAATAAACGTAAGAATTACGCTGGTATCGGTTTTACCTTTGACGCTGGACGCAATGCGTTTATCCCTCCGAAACCCTTCCCTAGCTGGACGCTGGTTGAGCAGACTTGCCAATGGACTGCGCCAACTCCGATGCCCGTTGACGATAAACGCTACACATGGAATGAGGAAACTCTCGCTTGGGTTGAAATGCCGTGACTGAACTAGAGGCTAGGTTTATGTCCCATGAAGCCGTTTGTGCCGAACGGTGGAAGGAAACCATCTTGCGTATTAAGCGGATGGAACATGTTCTTGTTGCCTGTGCTGGTGCAATCATCATGTTGCTCGTGTCGTTGGTGTTGAAGTTGCATTAGCAACAATGGACGTAACCAAAATTATAGCTGCTGTTGCTGCAAGTATTGCTGCTTTAGGCGGTAGCTACACACTAGCTGATAAATTTGGGTGGCTTGATAAAGCGATCATCGAGTGGAAACCGGAACATTTTAATATTGTGGCAGATTCAAACCAAACGATAAATGTGACAGTTGCCAGAATTAAGAAACGCGACGATTGCTCAGTCGAAGGATTTATTCCTAACGTTCGTGATGCCGCTGGCATGGTGCATGAAGCCACTACCACAGCCGCCAAGTTTAGCGGCCCCGCTGGGCCAGAGATTGACACTTTTACCTATCAACTTACAATGTCAAAAAAAGAAAAAATTGCTGAAGGCAACGCAACTTTACTAGCGACAATTAAATACAAATGTCCAGAAGGCGACAGAGTAGTGCAGTACCCACGCCACGCAAACTTGTCATTCATGGTAAAAAAATAAAAGGCACAAAAAATAATGTTTCCTATAGGCGCGTTGCTCGACATTGGTAGCAAGATGATCGACAAGTTCTTCCCCGACCCAGCGGCTGCCGAGTCTGCTAAGTTAAAGCTATTGGAGATGCAGCAAACCGGGGAACTTGCCCAACTCAATGCTGACGTAGCAGAACAACATGAACTGACTGACCGTCTCAAAGCGGACATGGCCTCGGACTCTTGGCTGTCTAAGAACATTCGCCCTATGACCCTGATTGCCATCCTTACTGGTTACTTTGTCTTTGCCATGATGAGTGCGTTTGGGATTGATACAAACCAGCGGTACGTCGAACTGCTAGGCCAATGGGGGATGCTAATTATGAGTTTTTATTTTGGCGGCAGGACGCTGGAGAAGGTACTTGCTATGACAAGGAAACCCGATGCAGCTAAGTAAACATTTCTCGCTAGAGGAACTGACCCATACCGATCACCGGACTCTGGATAACACGCCAACAGATGCGGAGTTGGCTAATCTAGTGCGGCTGGCTGAGTTCTTGGAGGTTGTAAGGTCGGTACTAGACGACCGTAATATCCTTATAAATTCAGCTTTTAGGTCTAAAGCGGTCAATGATGCCGTAGGCTCAAAGGACTCTAGCCAACACCGGACGGGATGTGCTGCTGATATACGAGTTCCGGGTATGACTCCAGACCAAGTGGTAAGATTCATCCGTTCTGCTGACATCGAATACGACCAAGTAATACGCGAGTTTGACCGCTGGACGCACGTTTCCATACCACTTGAGGGTGCTAAACCCCGTAAGACTGCGCTCATCATCGACAAGACTGGGACACGGGCTTATGTTTAAGCCCACAAGCAAGGACGTTTAAATGCCTTTATCCAAACTACAGTTCCGTCCGGGCATCAATAAGGAATCTACGACCTACGCTAACGAAGGCGG